AATCAAAAAAAATATAAGAGAATGCAATTACTGCATTCTCTTATTCTTGTGTGTATCGAAGTATGATGGAGATTCTGATGGAAGACTCATATCAAACATATTATATCCAGGAGTTGGTCTTGGTAAGAAGTTTATCATAGTACAAGCATATTGATAAATAGAAAAGGTTCTAATAAAGTTCATGAACTGTAAAACAGTATTGAAACTCATACTGGATATATTTGTTTCATTACTTAAATATAGATCTACACAAGGTTGTAGATCTTCATTATATAGTTTATGAATACCTGGAGCAAATAATAGAAACTTATTATTACCACATTCTATAGTAGTTGCTGGAGTTTCTCCTAAATATAATTTTTTATTTCTAGACTCATAAAACAGTTCTGGCTGTAATACTATCTTCTCTAAAGTTGGAAGTAAGGTTAATCTCATTAATTCTAATTGAGCGCCTCTAATCATTATAGTTTCTTTAGTACCAGCTTCTGTAGGTTTTACATTTTCTATAGTAAGATAAGCATCAAAGTTTCTGTTTATCTTCTTTTTATTAAGACCTTCATCATCTGTATATTTTACTTCTCCATAATAATATTTCTTCCCTTTATTTGGATCCATATATCCGCCAGTATATAGAACCACGTTCATTTTAAGAATCGCATTCATTCCTAAGAACATGATCTTATCTTGAACTTTATTATATAATAATACGACCTCTTTCATACGTCGTTCATCTGCTGGTAGCATAAAAAATATCTCCCCTTCACCCTCAAATAATTTTCAAAACAGAATATCTGACCTCTAGTTATTTAGAGGTCAGACTTCTTGTTATTTTCTATTACTCAACGTAATTGGAGATATTGATTCCTATCATACCATCTTCATCAACTTGTATTCCAGAACTGCCTATTACATTATCATACTGAGGAGTTTGATAAGTTTCATTGACTAGTTTTTTACCAGTTGGAATAGGCTCAGAAACTACTGGTGGAACATTTTCATTCTTTTCACCAATTAGTTTCATTCTAGGAGCTGCTGGAGAGCATTCTGGTGGAATCTCTTTAGGATCTAAAAGTACCTTTGTATTATATAAGGACTTATAAAGATCAATAGCATTCTTAGGACTCATGATATAGATCTTTCTATCATTAGTAGCAATAATAACTTCATTAGTTACTTTACTATATAAAGCGAATCTATTCTCATCCATATAGAATGGTTTGGTTATGATCATCTTATCTTTAGAATCAAACATATCTGGGAAGTTTGCTTTGAGACAAGTAATAATTCTTTTCAATCTAATCATAACGGCATTGTATGCATCAGATTGAGATTTTGATCCATCTTCTTTAACAACCATATCAGTTAAGAATGTAGGAAGAGACTTCTTATCAATATATTTAAAGATTTCTTGTCTATCATTCTCTACTAATCCATTATCGGTATAATCAGATACCATAGATAAGTCTGCAATAACATCGTCTTCGCTAATAAGTTTATAGAACTTATTTGCCTTTGTATCTTCCATAGCAGCCTTATGAGTTCTATACATCATAGGCACACTACCAGATGGAACGAATTCCATAGAGTTTCTAAGATCTTTAGTAAATGCAAATGCTCCTTCTTTAGCAAACATTTCATTTATTTGATCTTCAAATACTGTAAATAATTTGATGAACTCATCAAACATATCTTCATCTTTTCTAAGAGCTGCAATGTCATCATATTTTTGAGCATTAACAATCTTAGCAGCTTGAATCTCAGATTCTCTGATCAATCCAAATAAGAAGTCTGGATCAATAATAGAAGCTACAAATAAAGGAATTGGATTTGTTATAATTGCTTCTCTAAAATACTTAGTATAATTACGGAAGCAGTTCTCATAATATTCTTCATCCACATTTGGATTGATATTATAAAGTCGTCTCAATTCTACATGAGAAGTTAACCAACTATCAGTCTTCTTTTTGATAACTGGTTTTCTAGAGACCTTATATCTATTTTCAATCAAATATTTAACTTGATCAGGTTCTGGTAATTGGAAAGAATGGATATAGTCTAAGATATTACCATTCTCTACATGACCAGCACCCCATAATCTTACAATACGCATTAAGTCCAATAGACTTGTTGGTCCTAATAGCATTAGTTTATTTTTTGTCATAGGAATATCTAATACATTATTAGATTCTTTGGCTATCCATTCAATTGGCTTTCCAGATTCAATCCATTGCAATCCAATTGGAGCTGTATTGAAACCTAGATTGTGGAATAAAATGGAATTATAACCAAAGTCAGTCAATGGTTCAAATCCATTTAAAGCATCTCCTTGTTCACGATGTAAGAGACGAGAATAAGAGGATACCCGTACTGGGTATCCTCCTAAATTAATTGTAATAAATTCATTCATAACTTGCACTACCCTTCAAATTTCTAATCTTCTTTTTCTATACTTACAGCATCTACTATAAACTCAGGAATATACCCAACATCTAATGCATTGATATTACCATAAATCAAATACTCATCAGTTTCAGTTACTACAGACCATCTAGTTATACTAGTTGATTTAGTAAAATCTGAAATATATAAAGTATTATTGCTTAATTGTACGGCCGCTCTCTTATCGAGAGTCATAGGAGTTCTTCCACTGATATTAGGAATCATTCCAGAGAAGAATCCTGTTAATGCTTTTAATGTATCATATTTTACCATTGTTCTAAATGATACATTTTTTGGATAATCGATATAGGTCTCTTGTAAATTATTTCCATCAAAATCTTCCATAGGAGTAAACTTATAACTTCTGATTTTAAATAATGGGATATATACAGGACCATAATCATCTTCTGTAGGATCACATGTTTTTAATAGCACTACATGAATAAAGTTAGTATCATCTAATAGATCTTTGATGCTATTTTCAATAGTTGACGTCAAAGGAATATGACTGACCCTAGCTAGATATAATTCTAAATTATCAAATGTTTCTTGATCTGGAATATCGATAATTCTCATGCCATCGGTATCATTATATCCTCTTAGCAAGATCTTAGCAATAGCATTTTTCAATTCATATCGATGCTCTTGTAAGATAGAAGTAACCGCATCCAAATATTCGTTACTGATATTATTAGACAATTTACCAATAGTCATTTTATCATATTGATTTAATCTAGATACTGGTCTTCTATCAAATCCTTCGAATTCTGGACTGGTCAAATCTATTTCATCGCTGAAATATTCATTTTCATCAACAGCGATAAAGTCATGAATTCTATTTTGTTCTAGTTTAGTTATCTCTTTAAAGGAACGAGATAATACATCATATTCTAATCTCTTATATAATCTAGATAAAACAAAATTCTTATAACCTCTATCACATGGGAAATCCCAGCTAGCTTCAATCTGATTTACCAAGAAGGATCTGATATACATTTTTTCTCCGATATGTAATTTGATATCGTCTGCATAATCAGAGAAGCTTTCTATTTTATATTCTTCATTAGAAAGCATTTTACCAAATTTAGAATATCCGATCATTTCTGGTTTGATATCATCATGAACAAAAGCCCAAGGCTCATCTTCATCAACAATACGATCACTGCAGGCATCAAAGAAAATATCTCCTAAACTTCCTACAACTACTTGATCAGATGGTCCATAATTCATAAGAATGATTGGAGTCAAATAAGGTAATTTATTTGCAACGATTAGATGATAATCATTGTATTTAATACGACTTTCATCTTCATTATATCTAAAATCTAAATATGTAAGAAGTTCAGATCCTAGAAGTTTAAATCCTTTTTCTAAAGAATTCATAATACTAGAAACTTTTTCATTTCTTTTATCTTTTGGATCTAATAATGGTTTGATATAAATTTTTCTACCATCTTCAGATTCATAGATACATTTGTCTTCTACAGAACTTGCAAAGATTGTAAAATGTTGAGATGGAACAATTCTATTATCTCCACTCTTTGTTCTTCGATATAAAGTCTTTCTTGAATATTCAGGAATAATAAATCCAGATACTTCTCCTGAATGGCCTACTATTTCCTTAAAGCTTACTTGTGTTTGGATCATTTTCGCTACCTCCAAAATAAAAAATATTAACGTATAAATTCAATCACATATATTTGAAGTATGTCCTTCATAATTATAGTATATAATTATACAAAAATTTGTAGAGAGGGATGATCCCTCTCTACTTATTCTATTCTAAATGCTAAATCTTTATATTCTAATGCAATGTATGTATGAGTAGTAGCATTATCATGGACTTTTTTAAATACTAATCTCATACTATATTTATTTCTAAGGATATTTAATACCTCAGTCTCTGATTCTGTTTCTGTTATTAAACATTTTATCGAATCTAATGCTAGCCTAACCTCAGTCTCAAGCTTAGAATTATAAGCATTGATAATCTTCTTTGCTATAATCCCAGCCATAACTTCTGCTTCTATTCCTATAAGCATTATAACCTCCTAAAATTGAAGGATATTTGTATGAGTTACATTCTTACTATCCATCTTACTAATACCAAGCTCTTCTAATGGGAAGTTTCTTAGATTTGATTGAATGATATCCGTATAATTAATGAATGGAATTATCCAGTCTGGAATATCAATATTAGATGGGATAGCTATAGATGTAATACCAGCTTTGTAGTTTGGATCTTTTAATAACTCATTAGCTCTCATACAATGTTCTGGATGAGATTTTGCTATCTCATTAATATTCTTAGTAGTAAGATTAGTCTTAATAATAAGAACACTATTACGTTCTTCTAGATTAATACCTTCTTCAGATCTATCTTTGATAGTATTGTATGCATAAGCAGCTTTAATACCTTGAACAGCCATTGGATTTTTATAGAAGTTCATAGATTTGATACGAGCAGGTTTGTGGAAGTCTTTACTTTTATTTTTTAGAGATTCATAAATTTCCCTTTCCAATACAGTAAACTTCTTAACTAAATCTATTTGATCTATGAATGAGTTTCTTAACACATCATACTCTAGAATTTGTTCTAGTCTCTTAGCTGTAGATTCTGGAGTACCAACTTTACTCATTGGCATACCTTTGATATCCATTTGTTTATCTTCTGGAATTAGATTTCCTTCTTGAACTAATTGAAGAGTGGAGTAATTCTTTTTACCTTTTGTAAGCAATAGAGATTTAAATAAGAACTCATTCTTCATAATGAGCAGGCAATCTCTATCTTCGGCATATGTGTTATAGTTTTCACTAAATAGAATCATATAGTCTAATATAAGTTGACTTACTACATAAGACATGATATCTACAATACTATATCTTAAAGAATCTTCTTCGATAACAACTAATGGATATTTCTTCCTTTTAGCTTCTACCAACTTACTATCATAGAAGTCATATTCATATTTAGGCTCATTATCTCTATATTGCATAATAAGCTTATCAGATTCTTCATCTATTTGAGCTTGAGTATATTTAATCTTCATAGGGATACCTATTGTATATTTTAATACAAATTGATACCACTCATCTAAAGATATAATACAAGAATCTGTATCTGTAATCAATACAATATCACGTTGCATTTCATATACTCTAGGAAGTTTATCTATAAACATATGACGGTAATAGATATATTCAAAGACCAGATCTTTAAATAGTTTAAGCTCATAATCAATAGTTTCTGGAACTTTGTTTGGATCTAGATATGGTTCTTCCATCTTAGTAAGCATTTGAAGAATTAGATTGATAACCCTTCTATTCTCACAGAATTTATATAAGTTATTCTTATAATAAACTATATTGATACATCTTTGATCTAGATTACAGATAGTATTCCAAATAGCTTCTCTTGCTTCTTGAGATGGAATCCAATTTTTAGTACCACAAATATCCATAATACGAAGATAGCATTCTTCTACTGTAATATTTCTATCCAATACATCCCAATCATTGAACTTAGAGAATCGTTCTTCTTTCTGATCATTTACAATATTATCAATATACTGCAATACTTCTGTAAGAGATTCAAATCTCATATTATTACCTAGAAGACCTTCAAACATTGTGATAGATGCAGAGATACAACCACGACCCTGACCAGTTATCGCGGTACACAGATAAAGGTTATAGAAGATGCTACTATACTGACCTGCACAACCATATAATGCATTAGCGGATACTTTATAATTCAATTGTTTAAGATTCCATGCATTA